CGCTCATAAATCGTTCAGGATATAACTGAACTGGTGCAGAAATCCTATCCACTTTTGAAAATCCAAGTAAGGTATTGGTATAGAATGAAACTCCTGATCCTCTTCCAGTGGGTGTAATAACTCCACCTTTTTCAATCCCTCTTTTTACTATCTCATGGTCGATCAAGAAATAATCAGCCATTCCAGTATTAACAACTATTTGACCTTCTTTTCTTATTTCATCTATGTATTTTTTATGTTTTTCTTTTGGAATCTTATCCTTAACCTTCTTCCACTCTTCATTCAGAAGATTGGTATACTTTTTATTTCTTTGTTCTTGTGATAATTCAGGGTACAACGTTGGCAGTTTAATTTCTTTACTGAAAATTTTTATGTTCTCTGGATTATAGTCGTCAAATTCTAAAAAAATGTTCGTATTTTTAATAGCGATTTTAATTTGGTCATCAGCTAGGACACCTTGATCTTGGAATCTTTTAATTAATGTTTCTCCATCTGGATAATCCATAAACCAACCATCTTCATTTTCGTATCTTATTCCCTTGGCTCCCAATACATCATCTCGGTCTTTGCTTTGCTCGGGATAAATATAGTGACTGTCACAACCCGCAATAAGTTTGATACCTCTTTGCTTAGATAACTTAACGATTCGCCTATGTAAATCACGCTGAATGTCTGTATGATGTGCTTGAACTTCTAGATAAAAGTTTCTTCCAAAATATGAGTGCAAGTCTGCTACGATTTTTTCGATATCATCATATTGCCAGAATGCTATGCAAGCTGACGTTACTAATACCTCATTAGGATCGATTGTAGAGATTAGATTCAAATCAATTCTGGGCTTATAATAGTAACCGTCAATATTTGCATCAGAAAGAATACGGTTAATATCTCTTCTGCCCTTTTCTGATTTAGCGAATAGGCATATGTGGGCATTGGTCTTATCTTTTTCTAGCCGATCTTTTACCCAATACGCTTCTGTTCCAAAGATAAATTTCAAATTATTTTTCTTAGCTAAATCATATGTATGAAAATATCTTCCCTGAAAACCATGCTCCATACTTGATAGAATCTTATGATCGAGTTCTTTCGTTCTTTTTACATAATCCTCGGTTGTAACTGAACTATCTGGAGTCATGATATTGGATTCGTGAGTGTGAGAATGGTAATTACAAAAGAAGCACAATAAGTCTTACCTCCAATCCTATAAAACTTACATTTCATTGCTTTACAATATATCCCACCTATGTTATTATTAACTCGTGGGAAAGAATCCCCAGCGGAACTCTTATGAGGAAGAACCTCTAAGAGTTTTTTTAATTTTCTAATCAAATTGTTCATTTATTTAGTACTTCAAAACTTCCTACAATATAATCCAGTTCTTTAGTATAATTGTAATAAAACAACATCGAGGTGATTCCTTTGATTTGGCAAAAAATTAATAACATCATTGAACCTCTTTTAATTCCTCTTATCCTAGCTCTTTTGTGGTGGACTAATTACTCCAATCATAGTGACCAAACATTAGAAATTGTTCGTTGGAGTTTTATACTTATCTTTGTTTTATCCTTTATAAATGCTTCTCTTTTTTACCTTACTAATAAATCAAAGATCAACCTGATAAAGCCTGTCATGTTGTTTTTGGTAATTATTTCTTTCATTTTTAACTTATTCAATGTCATGATGACTATATTTTTTTATTGTTTGATTGGAGCAACAATTTACAGAGCATATAAATTATTGAAGCTGCCAAAGAAAAGCAATATGGACTAATTCGTAATCCTCGACATTCAAATAAAAAAACTCTTTTAATTGGCATTAAAGCATTGCTTCAGCAATATCAGAAAGTAATTTAATCTTCTCTTCCTTAGAGATTTCCATCTTTTTAACCAAATCAAATTTACTTCTATAATTATCTTTATTATTCGTAACAAAGCTAATCTGCATGTGCTTGGGGTAGTTTAAGAAATAGAATGTTGAATAATGGTTATCATTAATCTTATCTTTGAACTTATTTGCAATCTCGGGTTTAAGCTTGATGATATTCTTATTGTTTTCGATAAACTTTTTATGAGATTCTTGCATATTATTCAGTGGAAGAGATCCTATCATACTTAATACTTGTTCTTGTGTGATATCTTGATATTCTTGAATCCTGAAAAAGTAATATGAGTTAGTTACATTGTTCTTCAGAGATTCTAGGATACGATTAAAAAATTTATCAGTTTTAAGTAGCGGATTTCTTAAAAATAGCTGCCACGGCACATAACTACTAAAGGCTCGCTTGTTCATGTTTTGAATGGTATCACCCTTTACCCCCATTATGCTTTGCCAGAAGAAACCCATATTTCCTTCAAAATTACACCCATTTGTAATATATCGATTTTTTAAATCGTCAAAGAAATAATCAACTTCTGACTCGTTATACTCATAAGGCATTTTATATGTATGAATCCACTTTTCGTATTTAATCTCGAATAAGTCCATTAGTGTAATAAGAGTGTTCTTATCATCGTAATATCTGATCAATAATTTGAACCATAAAGGGATTGTTTCTGAGTACATTCCATCGATTCGAATACCTGTATCCTTGAGTGCTGTTAAACTAAGAAATCCCTCAAAATTTTCTTCATTGATAAGATTTTTAAAAACTTTAAACACTTCAAATTGCTGAAGATGTTTATTTAATTCTTCATTCTCGTAATGTATTCTTAGATATTTTTGGTTATATTCATCATATTTTTCTTTATACCAGTTATACTCTTCCTTGAAAGAAGCAACTTGCTTATCAACTTCATTTTTGACCAGCAACATTATTCCTGATTCTAATTCTGATGGTTCATATTCGTAATCTTCGGGTTCATTATGCATTTATTAACATCTCCTTTTCAAATCAAATGATACTTTTATTATATAATTATTTTATTTTAATAAATATGAGATGAGAGCACCTAGTAATGCAGATATAAGGCCAATAAACAAAGGATGGGTTCTAATCTTACTAAGTTTATTGCTCAACAATGAGATTCGTTGCCGCAACATTAATCTTAACCCTTTTATGTAGTTGATTCTGTCATACCCCCTATATATAAGCTTTTCTTCTTCGTTTAATGTCTTTGGCTTAACAATTTTTTCATTTTTAATCATAAATATCTTTTTGCGTTTTTTATATTCTTGTTTTCTTCTTCTATAAATTTCTATAAGATCTTGCGAAGTTAGGTGTTTCATATAAACATCTCCTTATATAATCTAGCTTTTATCGTATCCTCTTATTTTAAAATCACTTGCCCCCATTAACCTTTGTTGAGCAAAATGTTCCATGAATGATTTTGTACAAGGTGTCTTATAAGCAAATCTCCAACCTTGATAAACAACCGCTGTATCATAAATTGAATCAGTCACCACAAGAGTTGGAGCAGAAGAAATCATTTGTCCTCCGATACCACCAAACCCTAACGAAGTGTCTGCCCATGTTTGTGTCCAAAGATTTACTGATAAATCGTCGAAAGTTATAGTTCCAGTTTCACGATTATATAATTGTTGCATTGCATCTTCTAAACAACGTTGCATACCACCTAAAAATTTATACAACAGCTTCTCCTCCTTTACTTCGGACATTCTGGTATAGGCATCCAATGAGTTACTTTTTCGCTTAGTTTCCAATTTATTTCTGACTCGTAACTCCACTCATAAAATCCCTCAGGAGTCCAGTAGCAATCATTCTCTTCATCATAATCACCATATCCAATATAATCGTCATCCATATAACCCTCTTCAGGAACAGTTCTTGGAGCGATATAATCAGCACATGTGACATATGTATGCTTTCCTGAACTTGTTGTGAACGATACAATTACTCTTTGCTTTGTTTCGGGTAATTTATCTTCAATACTGAACCAACTGGACAATTTATTCATCTCCTTTTCCGATAAAATTCAAATTTCATTTTATATTATTCATTTTTTATTTTTATATCATAATAAAAATAGACAAACATAAATTGATTTTATAAACTAGGATTGCTTCCGCGAATAGTTATATTTATGCTTTGCTACTTGAGCAGCAAGTTCTCCAATATATTTCTCAAGTTTTTTAAAACAAAGATCTTTTCTATTTTGGTCTACCGCTTTTTCTAGTTGTTGAGTCCAGTATATTACTCGACACCTCAACAAGTTCAAATGTTGCTGTACTGCAATAATTTCCTTAGTTTCCATAACTATCATCCTCCAGAATGAGGATATCATAACACGATACGTGTTGTAAACCCATATTTGGGTTTAAAGGTTTAAGTTTTCTTTAGGATGTCTATAATGTAATTTGGTGATAAATTAATGGAACTGCCTAAGAATCTACGAGACGAAAGAGAAAGAAGAAACTGGACACAAAAGCACTTATGCGAAATCATTGGTGTCAAGGCCTCAACCTATTCAAATTGGGAGCAAGGGACACGTGAACCAAACCTGCAGCAATTAATAGAATTAGCCAATCTTTATGAAATAAGTCTCGACCAGTTAGTTGGAAGAAAGTATGTTCCAAAACAGGATCAAGGGTTACAGCAATTCTTTGCAGAAGTTCAAGTCTCTAGTCCTCAAAAAAGAAATGAAATTATTAAATATTGGAAATATATTAATTTACAAGATTAGTACATACTTTTGATTGGTGAGCCTCTAATGGCTCTCTTTTTTATTTCCATTACTTTTCTTCAATTTCTTATGAAAGTCACCTTTCATTTTGATCCTAATTCAATCTCTATTTGAAGTTTATCGCGAACTTTTCTTAGCTCATCTCGATCTTCTTTAACATTACATAAGTGATATTCAATCTCCCAAGTTCGTTCAAGTTTTTCAAGATCTCGTATTTGTAAATCCAATTTGAATAGCCTATCTTGAATTGCTTGTAGAACATACCATTGCTGTATTCTAGTTAACTCCATACTAAATTCCTTTCGCGTAAAATTTATCTTTTATTTTAAAGTAAATTAATTTTATTGATGTAATTAAATATCCATGGTAATATCTACTAGGCAATTTTATCATATTAGGGGGACTTACCATGATTTTAAAAAAGACAGTACTTACTATTGCACTACTCAGTTTACCCTTTGCTTCAATCACAAGTGCTCATCCCGGTCGAACTGATTCGAAAGGTGGACACACTTGCTATACTAATTGTGCTAAATGGGGTTTAAAGGATGGTGAGTATCACTATCATAAAGGTGGTTATTTCGTAGGTGTAGATATCCCAACGAATGAACCTACACCCTCCACAACTGATGTTGAAGAAGTTATTCCAGATGGGCATGTTAAAGTTACTCTTCCGACATTTAAGATTTATATTAACTATGAAACTGGAGCTTCCGATGCTCAAAACTCTACTTTAAAATACCCATTTTTTATGTATAATGATATCATCTATGCACCTTTGAATCATGATATGTGTTCAACTCTTACGATTGAAAACAGTTGGTCAAACGATGTAGGTTTATCATTAAAAAAGACTGACACAGAGATTGGGCAAGGTGTGCGTTTCCAACGTATTGAGGCATCCTCTACTCAGCCTAAAAACATGTATGCACACGTACCAACTTTTAATATTTTTGTCAATGATGAATTGGTAGATAAAAGTAATGAAGAATATCCTTTTTTAGTTTATAATGATGTAACATACTATCCAATGACTTGGCATTTTAATAGCAAATTTGGTCTAACCACTGAATTAAAAGACAATAGGTTCGATATTTTTAAGTAGATTAAGGGGCTGCCATTGGTAGCCTATTATTTTCCAAGTGAAATTTGAGTTTTATTCCCTTAATTTAACTTCTGCTTCAATACCTTCAAAGCACCTTACCTTTATTTCTCTACGGTTTTCTCTAGTCGGATCACCAAAATATTCATAATCTTTCTTTTCTTGATACACGATCCCTACTCCACCTGCTTCAAATCCTAAGGATATGACATGATTCTCTACAATTGACAACACTTCTTCTTTAGTGAATTTTAATTTCAACTTATTATCATCTCCTAATGAAACTGGAATTTGATCTCAATCTTTGCTCTTTCCTTCGATACCTACCAAGTTGATACTCATCTTTCCCATATGCGTAACTTTGACTCTGTCACTTTTTAAGATTTCTTTGAGCACTGATTCATTCAATATGTATTTTCTATTATCTTCTTCATACTTTACATTAAAAAGAGGATTGATTGCTCTGATCTCTTTACCCTTGAAACATTTGTCGATGAAGAACTGTGCATTTTCACTTAACATTTATTAACCTACTCCCATGAACGATACTTTAATGAAGAAAGCTAAATTGATTATTACATGGCTGATTATGTTTATCCCTATATTCCCTGTACGTTTATAACTGTAACACCAAGCCACACTTATTAAAAAATAGCCTAGCCACCCTGCATAGTTATAATGACTGACCATAAAGATTAACGAACTCAGGATTACTCCAATCCAAAAACCATATTTCTGATCTAGATGCCTAAATATTATCTTACGATAAATGACCTCTTCATTTAAAGCTGAAAAAATAACTGACATTATCGGGGCTGCTATGATGTGATATGCAAAACTGATATCAGGTTCTTTAATTTGTAGGAAACGGATTATTATAATATTTCCGATAGCTTGTAAAATCAAAGCAAACCATAGTGTGTAATATGTATGCTTAAGAAAATACTTACTTTTAATTATTACATTATAATCATATCTGTAAATTTCATCTCTGAAGGTAAAACAAATCACCATGAAGTTGATCAATGGAAGAACGATAAGACTAAATGCATTTGGAAGGAACAACATAATTATTAGTGATGTGAAATATGTGATTAAAGGTACTAGTTGCTTTTTAGATGTTATTCGAATCAATCCTTTATTTTATTCTTTACGATATGTATTTTTTATAATTCTTATTGTCTTTAAAATAATCCTTCTCGTTACTTTGTAGCATTTTCTGCGTTTTTTCAAGCTGAGAAATTAATGTCTTGATTTGCATTACATCATACTTTGCTTTTCTTCGTTGTCTTAAAGCTTTTTGTAATCTGATTGCACAATCAATTCCAGTTTTGGTCTCTAAATCTTCTCCTTCAAGGTCATGATAAAGGGTCGAAATGATTTTATCATACGTTGTTGTTTCTTCAACTAACTCTTCTTTTTTAGTTTTCAATTCTTCTAACTGATCCATAATTACTTTATTTGTATAGCACATTCTTATACCTCCTTTGAAAATGGGATTAGCATATATTTCCTTTGCTAATCCCTATGATACTATTCTAATATTATACAGTCAATATATATTTTTTCTATTTATAAAGCTCGTCAATGCAAATTGGGAAATATTGAGTGGCTAAGGTGAGGATTGCCTTTGCATATTCTTGTATCTCTTTCTGTGCATCATGTTCCAATCTCTGATTCAAAAAATAAACGACAGCTTGAAGTGAAGTTGACCAATACCATCTCACATACATTCCATACGCAGGCAAAAACAACCGCGCTTGTTCTGCACAAACTCCATTAACGATGGCTTCATTATAAAGTCTTTCACCTTGTTCTATTAGTTCCAAAAGTTCTTCGGTGAAATAAATTCCTTGATTCGCATCAATCGGTTCTCCGCTACCTTGTTTACTGTTTTCAGGTTTACTTCTCCACTCAGTTGATTGTGGGATATAAAATGTCGGCTCTTCGGTAATATATCTCCTGCTAGACTCATTCCAAGCATCCATAGAGTGATCCGAACCAACCACGTATTTCCACCATTGTCTAGCTACCATTAAGGGCGCATATACTTCAAATTGTAAAAAAGCATGTCTAAATGGCGAGGTATGACCTTCTCTTGCAAGGAATTTAATGAGTTTTATATCTCTTTCCGTCAGTTCCATAGACTCTTTCGAATAGGAAACACGAGCTGCATTGACCACAGTTAAATCTGAACCCATAACATCTACGAGTCTTACATAACCTTTGTCCAAACACTTGATAATTTCAACTTTGTCTTTTGTCAATGTAGTCACCCTTTTTATTAAATATTAATCTATCAATGGGATAAAAAATTATGGCTCCAATAAGATTTGCTATTACAGTTTTGGTTTACCTAAAGGTAAGAAATTTATGCACAAGTATAAAATAGGTGACGAACACTGCCATCTAATGATGTAAAGTAATAACTTCAATCCAATTGCTCCTCAAATTGACGCATAATCTCAGCTTCTAGTTGAGGCTCTGGAGCAATCCAATCGTCAGGCTTAATAACTTTTCCTTGATCATTGTAACGAGGCTTACCGTCAGGATAGAGTTTTCCCATATTAGCATTGTGTACTATTTTGAACGGTTCATCTGGATTGACTCCTAAAAGCGTAAAATCCCCATGATTAAAATAATTTATATCCAAAAATCCATCTACTTGAGCAGTAAGTACATTATCAGGATAAGGTTTTTGAAGTTGCTTATTGTACGCATCTTCTAAACGTCTAATCAAATCATCAAAATACTTTTTAAAATCAACATTATTGCCTGTTGTTGCGTGGATAATCTCAACCATCTCTTCCCCTGTAAAACCTAGCCGAGCCATAACTTGATCGATATTCATCGGTGTCGGTCTATTGGGCATTACGATGTCAAATGCTTTGTGAAATTCCCTCACCATTTCATATTTTGATTTATCGCAAGCTTGATTACACATTCCCATGAAAATCTCCTTTATCTGGTTTTTAATTAAAAATAAAATCTTCATCTTTTATTGATTCAATATTTGCCTTTACATATCCATTTCCCTTCATCGAAAAGAAATCAAATGATTTTGTTTTTGTATTTAAACCATTGAGCACCACTGGATTTAACTGTTCCTCTTCAAAAAATGGCTCAAAGCCAAGGTTTTGTAAAGCTTTATTGGCATTATATCGTAAAAACTTTTTTACATCATGCGCTAGCCCGATACTCCCATACAAATCTTCAGTGTAGTCAATCTCAATCGAGTACAATCTAGTCAATAAATCAAGAGTGAATTGATGCAACTCATTTTGAACCTCTGATAACTGCCTATTATAAATTTCTTGAGCCAATAAACCAACATATGCGCCGTGTATCGCCTCGTCACGAATGATTAGGTTAATTATCTCGCCACTCTGCATTAGTCGTCCTTGTCCATAACAAAGTAAAGGGAAGTAAAAACTGCTATAGAACAAAAAACTTTCCAGATACACAGATGCTACCATTGCCTTAAACAAAGAAGTATCATCATCTTCTTTAATCTCATTATAGATTTGGACAATCATTGAAGTCTTCTTTTGAAGATATTTGTTGTTCTTCACCCATTCAAATACATCTCTAATTTCCTCAATTGAAGCTAAAGAAAGAAAGATATTTGAATATGACTTTGCATGAACAGCATTCTCCATCATAGCCATAAAGTTTAAAACAGCTTTTCTTTGGTGTCCCTTTACTTTCCTCATAATCTGAGGCATTCCTGTATTACCCTGCTCAGTATCAAGCAAGGTAAGTCCAGCTAATGCTTTCTTATATACATCCTTTTCAGTTTGACTCATTGATTTCCATGTTAGTAAGTCTCCGTTCAAACTAATCTCTTCAGGAAGCCAAAATTGTCGTACATTTTGATCATAAAACATTTGTGAAAAATTATCTTCATTTCTTGACCAATCAGCTGCGTCATAAACTTTTGTCAATGGACAATTCTCCTTCTCTTAAACTTGGCAAGACAAACAATTGTCTCTTGAGGTATCTTTGGTTCTCGCATAGTAAAGCGTCTTAATTCCCTTATGATGAGCATAAAGGTCAATCTTCGTTAAGTCTCTAGTAGTCATAGTATCTTTCAAGAATAATGTAAAACTAATTCCTTGATCAATATGAGGTTGAATCGTTGAAATCATATCAACTACATCAAACATTTCCATGTCATATGCCTCAGTGAAGAAGAACCAATTCTCGGCTGAAAGGAATGGCATTGGATAATAAGTTTTTGAATTACCATATGTCCTCTCTTCAATCCGTTCCATAATTGGCATTACGGATGCTGTCGCTGATTGAACATAAGAGATAGAACCTGTTGGAGCGATAGCTAAACGGTAACTATGAAACAATCCATTTTGCATAACTTGTTCTTTTAAGACTTGCCAATCTTTTTTTGTTGGGATATAGACTCCCTCAAAAAGTTTCTGTGCCTTTTCATATTGAGGCGTATAATCTTGATTAATGTATTTATCAAAATATTCACCAGTTGCATATGTGGACTTCTCAAACCCATGAAATCTAGAATTGGTTTCAATTGCGAGTTCCATAGAACGTTCTAAGGAGTAGTAATTCACCATCATAAAGAAAGTATTTGCAAAATCTCTAGCAATTGGACTTTGATATTGAATCTTATTTTTTGCAAGGAAACCATGAAGGTTCATTGCCCCCAATCCAACAGACTTCATAATTTTATTAGCCTTCTGTACTGCTGGTGCATTCGCAATGTTCGTATTCAGGCTAACAGATGTCAAAGCGTCCATAGCAAGTTTTACAGTTTCTTTTATGGACTTATTTTTCATTACATTTTCAATGTTCATAGAACCAAGATTGCATGAAATATCAAGACCAATATTGTCAGTCTTTCCGTAGTCGTTATAATTCGAAACTTGTGATACCTCAAGGACTTCGGAGCATAAATTACTAAATTTCACCAAAGAGAGTTCGTTCAACACATGAACTTTATTAACATTGTCTTGAAACATAATATACGGATATCCAGATTCATATCGAAGTACTGCTAACTTTTCAAGTAATTTGCGTGGATTAATCTTCTCTTTCCGAACGCTTGGATTATCAATTAGTTTTTCGTACATTTCTGAAATATTCATGTCATCAAGATGAACACCATATTCCTTATATACTGTATGAGGATAGAATACATACATATCCTTATCTTCCTTAGCAAGTTGGATCATCTTATCTGGAATTACAACACCAATTGATAGTGTTTTAACCCTAACATCTTCATCAGCGTTGATTTTCTTCGTATCCAAAAAGTCATTAATATCGCGATGAAATACGTTCAAATAAACTGCTCCCGAACCTTGTCTTTGCCCCATTTGATCAGCATATCTAAATGCATGATCTAGGAGTTTCATTACGCCTACTACTCCTTTTGTTGCATTCTCAATACCCTTTATCGATTCACCTTTAGCCCTGATCTTGGATAGGTTTAGTGAAACACCGCCTCCCAGTTTTGATAGCTGCATAGACATATCAATTGCTTTAGAGATGTCATTTAAAGAATCGCCAACTTCAAGCAAGAAGCAGCTTACTAACTCGCCTCTGCGTTTCCTTCCTGCATTAAGCATAGTAGGTGTTGCGGGTTGATATTCTTGCTCAATGAACATTTTCACGAATTTTTTGGCCCTTTCGAACTCTCCTTCAGCTAGGAATAGTGCCATAATAGAAAGTCGATCCTCATAACGCTCAAGAATTTTCTTTTTATCATTTGTTTTGAGGGCGTAGTCATTATAGAACTTGAACGCACTCATAAATGATGGGAAACGAAATTTTTTAGCATAAGCAATTTTAAATACTTCTTTGATTTGTTTAAAAGTATATTTATCTAAGAATTCTTTTTCGTAGTAGTCATTTTCGATAAGATAATCTAATTTCTCTTTAAGATCATGAAAAAAAACAGTGTTTTGATTTACATGGTCAATGAAATAATTTTTAACTGCTTCTTTATCTTTATCAAACTGAAATTGTCCATCCTTCTTTAACATGATTTCATTATTCAGTTGAACCCATTTTGGAATTTGCGACAAGCTTTTTTACCTCCTGAGTAAATATATCTACGTCTGAACTTATACCTGATAGCTCAAATTTGTGTAAAATTGGCACACCATAGGCAGAAGAGATTATGTCGGCACTTAATGCAAACATATCCCCCCACCCCCTATTCCCACTAGCTGCTATCGCTACTAAGCATTTATAATTGTTATCAAGAAATTTTAATGTAGATTTGGGGGCTTGCCCCTTTCCAGTAGTATATGTTACAAGAACAAATGATTCATTAATAATCAATTCATTATGTATTTTTAATTTATTAAATCCTTGAATCTTCTTTACAAACCTTTCGACGTTTCCAGTTAAGGAATCATAAGCAATAATCAGAATACATCACATTCCCCAATAAAATAACTATTTTATTTAATCAGCAAATCAATGCAGAATACTGTACTAATAAGAAAAGCTAACGCAACAGTGAGTTTGTTCTTCTCCTGCTTATAAAACACATAAGATACAAACTCATAAAACCATACTAACGCGGCCATAATATAAATCGTATTAAAGAAGATTTGCATGTTCTGCCCCTCCCTTCTAATTGCTATGAAATCATAGTTTTATGGCGAATTAACCGTATAACGTTTTACAACTTCAGTTACATGTGTTACTTCAAATGTATCGAATCCACGCTTCTTAACTTGCTCTGCAATAATTTCTGGAGATGGTAACTGGTCATACTCTCCTCGCTCAAATTTAGAAGAATTATCACCGTTTTCGGCTATATCTTCAGCATTGTACATTTCTAGTTTGAAATATGAATAGATTTCTTCGTCAAACTTGTAAGCCATTTTTAGCCTCCTATCGTTATGAAATGGCTCTTTCATCGCCTTTTTTACTTCTTAAAACACCTTATGTACCAAGGATTTTCCGATCATCACTATCGCTATATTCTGCTTCTAATCGAATGTTTGCCAATTCTATATATTTTGAATCTGTTTCGAATCCTAAAAACCTTCTTTTACTCTTTATTGCGGCTACGGCAGTTGTTCCTGAACCCATACAATTATCCAAAACAATCTCGTTTTCATTTGTGTATGTTTTAATTAAATACTCAAATAATTCAACTGGTTTTTGTGTTGGATGAATTCTTTTACCACCGAAAGAACCAACTTGACTTATTTCAATTAAATCAATAGGATAGCCTTTTTCTAATGGAATTTCCCTATGTGAATTGAATAAAAAATCTTCTTTTGTCTTTCCGTAAGTTTGATTATTCCCTTTGCCGTAAGCCTTTTTTGGGTCTCTTATATTCTTTTTCTCTCTGTCTCTTAATTGAGGATTGTAAGTACACTGTTTTTTATAAAAAACAACTATGTCTTCAGTAACCCTCAGAGGCTGTTTCCTTGAATTTAAGTGGTTTGATGCCTTGATTTTGTTCCAAGTCCATGTGTACTTAAAATATTCCAATTTACTCATGATTAGTGTGCTTGTAAATGGTTGGCTTGCTGTCAATACAATTGCTCCAATATCCTTAATTATTCTTACATACTGCTCCCACAAAGGCTCATATGGGATTATAGTGTCCCACTTGCATTGCGTTGTACCATAGGGCAAATCACATAAAATCATGTCTATTGATTTTTCTGGAATTAGTTTCATTCCCTCTAAACAGTCCATTTGATAAATTCTGTTTAGTTCAAGACTTCCTAATAATTCTTTGTTCAACCGATCTGATCACTCCTTCATTTTTTGCATTCCATTGAAATATGCATTTCATTACTTACTCCATAATTGCATCGACACCATCATCAGCAAGAAATTCTTGAAGTTCTGCCAAATCTTTTGTTTCTTTTACCATTTCCCAAGCTTCTCCTTCAAAGCCACAATATTCTTCACAAAATTCAATTGCTGCGTCAAATTCATCTTCATAGAAAGATTCACTAATTTCTGCATTCTCACTTATTAATGTAGTAATTGTTAGCATATTTAACCTCCATTTAGTTAATTATTATGGGATAGCCTTATGAAACGTGACTTTTATCAGAATTTATCTATGTTTATTTATCCACCAGATCTTTGATACTTTTAGGAAGCTTATTACCTTTGCGAAGCACTTTTTTAATACGTTGGTCAGTATTCATCATCCATTTTTGCATTTCCATATTTTCAAACCAATCCTCAAGAGTTGGGATGAAACCTAAGTCTTCAAGAACATGTTGTTCGCCAATGTAGCGAGTAAATACTGTTTTACCCTCACTATTAACAATTGACTTTCCAAACACTTCTTCACATTCAAAAATTCCAGCAGAATGATGTTTTAATGCCCTATGTCTCATATCTGCCATATGAGCTTTTGAATTATCGAACCAGTGGTGAATCGGCAGATAATCATCCACCGACCCTCCAAACATTTTTACAGAGTTCTTTGCATGTACTTCCGGATGAGACATAACAAATCACCTACAGATCAATTTCTTCAATATCGTGTTCGTATAAATCATGACGATAATCACATATAATTTCACGAAGTTCTTCATCTAGTTCATAGTCATAAAAATCATTTGACCATTTAGACTTTTTATTAATAACATAATTTTTGTAGTCAATTTCTTCTTCATCTGCAAACACATTAATCCCTCGTGGATAATAAGTAGTACCACCTTCATCGTCATACTCGCCATAGAACTCCCAAGTAACTCTTGTTGGCTTTGGTTCAACCTTATACTCCTCGAATACCTTATTAAGTTCCTCACGTAAACCAGCGAAACATAATTCAGTTACCACTTTAGACAGTTCTTTTTCCAAGACCCTTCTTCTCTCAGACAACTTTACTGGTAAAACAAGTGTTAGATCGTTGTTCATATTATCATTTCTCCTCTTTATGTATTTATTTCAAATAAAACTTGTCTTTCATTTACTTTTTACTCTTACCCTAATCAAACCATTATCATATTATCTACGCTTTCTCGGCGTCGGATCACCACTTGTAAACTTCTTAAGCATTGTAGATGGCTGCTTATTACTATTGGGAACCTTGTGGAGAGCAATTACTTGAGTTCCGTTTTCTTTTGCAATTGTATTTGCTTCTATTTCTGCAAAGGAGCGAATTTCAGAATTCAGTGTTAATACCTTTTGTTGGCCTTGATCATTGGATGTGATTGCATAAAACTTACTCATAGTTAATTATAACTCCTTTATTATGTATGATTTATTTTTAAAAAGCCACTTGATGCTTAGTTTCCCTGTAACTCTCTCTATATTCGCACGATTTCCTGTGATTACAAAGATTGGAAGCAAAGAAATCCTTCGTACCATCTAGTTCAGCACATCGCGGGGCCCAATTAGTATTGTTTTCAATTTTATGTGCTGTATCTTTTACCCATCGCTTAGTCCGCTCCAGATCTTCTAAGTTAAATTTATATGCATACTCTTTCTGGCCTTTATCGCGTGGGTATATGTATATCAAATGTTCTGGATATCGCCCATACTTCTCCTTAATCGGAATTGAGTAAAGATACAGTTGCATGATGTTATGATAAAGCTTATCTCCCTCATACTTGGCAGCAGTTTTATAGTCACCTATCACTAAACCATACTTTTTATGAGTGGCCACCAAGTCAGGATATCCCTTAATCTTTACTCCATCAACATCAAACAACTTTTCTTCTTCAGATTCCAATACTTCATAATGGCTAAATATGCTTTCGTAACTACCTTCTAGGAAGAAATCATAAATTGCTTTTTCATAAGATTTACCCATTTTAGGAAAAGGAGCTTTAAAATTAAAATTTTTGATTCCCTTTTCTAACTCACTTTGAATATCCCACTCAAACAATTCATTCTTGACTAGCTTTTCTGTTGTTTCATGAAAGAGTGTTCCATACTCCCCAAAGTAATTATTTATTCCTCTATCGTCTTCTATGTATGTTTTGTAAAAAAGATAAAAGCAACCTTCACCTTTCTCCGCTAATGAATAGGAGTTTAACCTGCTGAAACTATATACTGTTTGATCCTCACTCAATAAGCCACACTCCTAACATTTATCGTCTTTCAGTTGCTTCCATATATCTAAGTACTGATTGATAAAACTTCTCTTCGACTTGAGTCATTTCACCTAATCTGCCCCCAAGCTCTTCAAACAGTTCAAAGACACTTTCTTGCAAGTTATTAAAGCAGTAATCTATGTTTTTGTTCAAATTGTTCATAAAATCTATATCATTACTATGTATTTTATTTTTAAACTTATATAATTTAGCCTTAACTAACATTGTAATTCCAGTGTTTTCTTTTCCCCGATCATCTAATGCATATTTCTCTCCTTTTCTCTCGTAGAGTGGATAATACTTATCATTTGTAAACCCGAGGTTGCGATGATCATTAATCACATATGCCACATTTGCCTCATCTAAAGTAAACACTTCAATTAAATTATGATCCAATTTGACAACTCCCTCTTCTTTAGTAAAGGTAATCTACCATTTTTTTCATCCGGAAGTCAATACTTTTTGTAATTATTTATTTTTATTTTTTACTCTTTTATAATAGTCATTTGCGACTACTTTTAGATCACGAATAAACTTATCTTTATCCTCAAATGTGTCAGTACTAAGAGCTATATCTTTAATGTACTTTTGATCAAATCCGTTAATGTATTCTTCCGGCAGTTGCTTCAAAGTTCCCAAAGTGTGAATTGCCAATCCCAATACTAGGTTATTTTTCTGAAGGCTATTCATATATCTATCCTTTCATCATGAAACTGTTATTTTATTGAATTATAAGCTTTCTATTCAATTTCATAAAACAGTTGTACTTTATCCACTTCAACTAATTGTTCGTTATTATCTAAAAATCCAACAAAGGTAAGCTGTGCCGGAAGATCAATCTCTGATTTCTTATAAACATAATCAACCAATGCTTGATTAACTTCATTCACAGTCAAGTAAAATGTATTTACCATTCGATCTCTCCATTTCCCCTTAAAATCGCTATTTGATTGCGATTTCTTCTTTCAATATATTCGCAAAGATTGGAGCAAATTTTTCACAGAAATCCTTACACTCCATATCTCCAGTGGTATGTATATCTGCATACATAAAATATTCATCCCCGAATAGTTCATCACTCAGATCTCTATCATGCCATATTATGTTCATGAACGATTCATGCGACATAGTGCCTTCATTTTCAAGTGAGCAAAGACTTTCATATGCACTCCTTACTTTATTCTCAAGTTTTGGGTAGATTTCTTTTTTATCTTTCATCATATACCAATAGTCACGTTTCTTTTCACGATATGATTGGAATAAGTCTTTCTTGAATTGTTCCACTGTTTTCTCACAATCAACCCTTTCCGCTTTTTGACGATCATGAAGCTTACTATACAAATAACTACTATCTTTTTCACAAATACGGATCAGAAACCTTTTAAAACCATCTCCAAAACTTCTCCAAGCATATGTATAGTTCCCATAATCCGAAATTGCGTTAAAATCACCATCTTCAGAAATAGTGATTATTGCCCAAGCATCCTTAGTCTTAATCTCGTATCGTTCTGAAATTGATTTATTTACTGTGTAGTTACTCATTTTTAGCATCCTTTCTTAGCTGCTCAGAAGCCATCTGTAGGCCGATCAGATACCCATGTATTCTTGCTGGCATTTCATTACCAATATCATAAATCCATTCCCAATAGTCATAATCAAGCTCTTTAATAAAATCATTAAAACCTCCATTAACATATTCATATGCCCACTCTTCTTGACTTGAACATGATTCAGCAGCATCGATTAAATTCCTAAACTCTTCAGCATCATATTTACGTCCATCTTCTCGCAGTTGCTTACGCCATTCTTTCAACTCTTTTGCAGCTTGTTTTCCATTGTAGTCATATCGTTTACCTTGATATGCCGCTAACTTTTCAGCGAAGTAACCGATATGAATATCATCGAATGAATGAATACTTGCTCTCCATGTCAAGTCAAAAACTGCATGACCAATATCGCCACTTATGTAAATTTTATTCTTATCAAAAACATACCTGCACATATATGTATTAGTTCCTTCTTGTTTCCACTGAAGAACTTGTAAGTCTCCATGTTGAGTAAGTGTTGCTTTATGATTTTTAAACCAACATTCTCTGATTTCTTTTTCAATATCCCTCAAATTTTCATCTCCTTATTTCCCAATGACAATCGTGTTTCATTGGCTCATCTTTAAAAGCAAGTAGCATTTGCTTATAGCCTCTTCTGCTGTGTCGCAGGAAATACTACTATCATTATAAGTATTGAGGGCTATTTCATTACCGCGATAATGTACTGACTTAATATCACATGCATACCACCTGAATCCATCACCTGAACTTTGAGGAATTACCGCTATGCCTTCTTTTTTCGCTAATTCCCATGCAGTGTTCATATTAGTAGAAGGGTGAAAGTCATACACCTCCTCTAAATCATCCATTGTTACTCGTTCGCCATTTGCCCAACAAACCTGACATCTGCTAGAACATTCCAAGTTTTCTGTTTCCCAGCCACATGATGGACAGACATGTACGTGACGAATATCCAAATCATAGCCGTAACGTTCTTTATGAACTAGGCTATCTAATTCTTTACCAGACTTCATGTCTAGAATTTGATCAAGATCCATCTGTACCTCCTATGAAATCGTTGTTTTATTAGAACTTACTTTTAAACCATTTGACCAACGAAAATGGTTCTTCATAATTAAGACAGTTACCATTACCATCATCATCATACCTACATCTAAGGGTATTGCTTAGTGATCCATCGGACATCGTACAACCTTTGCACACATTATCATATATGTATTGTCTTTCTTCTTTATCTTTTAAGTAATAGTTTACTTTATTTATTTTCAAATAGTTGTTCAAATAGATTAGCCTGTCCCCCATTTTATCTTTTGCTGCTATAGTCCAAAGATAATATGCGTTAGGTGCTTTACACTTTAACGGCTGCTTAGTTTGCATGTAGTCATTTAGTTCGTCTAGATTATTGATATTCTCGATATAGAATATGTCGCTTGTTCTACCTCCGAAAGCTGCTTGACCTGTACATTGGATAAACATTTTCCAACCCCTATTCACCGTGAAAATTATCTTTCATATTCTTCATTTATGTATTTTTCACTTTCTTTCGTTCCTCTGCTAGCTGTGCCAAATTTTCATCATACATTCTATTATTGATGCTACATGATCTGAAGAATCCAAAGGTACCAAGTATCGTCACTATCCAAAATACAATCATTAATGTAATTACTCCTATTCCACTCACCTCTCAATATATAATTTATTCATGTAAAACATTGCCATGGAAAAAATTAAAAATCAACATATAATTTTATATTTTTTATGATAATGTTTTCAATTGCTATAAAAGGATGTTTTTATTGTCTTTAACAATACATAAAATACCTCTTTTATTTAACTTTATACTTATCTTCCTTATATAATTTCAAAAATGATTCTAATCCAAGATCAACTGGAGCATCTTTTTGACCTAATAGACCAGAATTCTTCCTCTCGTATATGACATATAACTTATCTCTCAGTAAGAACTTGTCTATCTCCCTTTTCCACTCCACATTGGTCACATTCTTATCGAAAGCCAGTACAATATCTACACCAAGTTTCTCTAGTTTCATTACCTGATTCTGACTGAGATCATGACCACCAATACTTACCGCATTGCAATATCCGTATGAAAACGACTTTTGCACACTTTTTTCAGCTTCATATACTATTACTTCTCCTGCATCTTTTATATGGGAATATGCCTTATCTAATCCATATAAAATTAAGCTTTTGGGGGCTGGATAAGGGAACCAATACTTCGACATTTTTAATTTCTCATAATCCAATATTGTTCTTCCCTTTATTCCGACAAGTTCACCTAATTCATCTCTTATTGGGATAGTTATACAGTTATCCCTTACAGAGAACCCCACTTCAAATAACTGCTGCACATCAAAAGAAATGCCTTCATTATAGAACCACAGATTTGGGAAATTAACATACTCATTAAGCACATTCTCATCAAGTTTTCTTAGAGGAATCTCATCAAATTTTGAACTATTATTTGGTTCTACTTCTTCCAAAAACAATAAGCAGGGATCATTTTCTTTCTCTTTATCAAATCCGCCAAAGTAATACTGATAACCGCAAATATCACAAATCCACTTTATTGCTTGTGTGAAATACATATTTTTTACATACTCAACCAATGTAATTATATCTGCTCTTTCTGGAAAATCTGGCCGTGTATGATTTAATACTTTTAACGAATCAATACTAATATTAATTGCTGCTTTAGCATCCCCGTCCGGATTTGAACATGTATAGAATGCTTGTCCCTTCTTAAAATTATTGCATCCTAAAGCTTCAACGATTTCTCCCACTTTATCATCTTCTATAATCTTTTCTTTTAAAGTTTGAGCATCGATCTTAAATCACGTCCTTTATAACTTACCGACTTTCGACTTAATTTTTTCGTATTGTTCTACTTTCCTCAGCTTATTGTATTCTTTTTTGATGCGAACAAATTCTTTTTCATCATCAGATAAAATTAAATATCCTTCTTCAATCCATAAATTTTGACCTTTATGAACCCTTAGACAAATTCTATCTCTATCTTTCCCGCCTCTGTTCTTGTCTACGAATCCTATATAATAAACCACAGATTTATCAAGTGGGACTGTTACCCATTCTCCTGTAAATGGATCTTGCTTATAAATCACATATTTTTCGTATTCATCTGGAAATAGGGGTCTGAACATGAGTAAGCCATCGGAAATATGTTTAATATGCTTGCCATTTGCAATTGCTTGCGAATTGAGTATTTCATTAAACAAACTGTCATCAGTCAATTGGAATGTTCCCCATATTGAAATATCAAGCTCTTTTGATTGTTCTTTTAACATATCTCCTGTTTTCACAAAAGACATCCAGTCATGATCAGGGGCTTTAAGTGTGTCATAAATAATCAACTTACACCCTTTTATTTTATGACGCTTAAATTGTCTCTTAAGTGTTAATTCATCAAATCGGGTTAGCTCTAGAAAGTGAATCTTACTTTTCTTTTCTATGTATTCCGCGGCAACATTAACAATTTCTTCTTCTTGCTCTGTCAATGCTCCCGTAACAATTTTTGTCTCATCAATCCCATTACATGTGAAGCGGTACTTCTCAATTACCTCTCCAATCTCATTTAATTCCTTCTCTTCAGCATCTTTGTAATAGAACTCCCGATTATTAATTACACATGATAAAACCATTGCATCCCATTCATCTTCATCCTGTTCGTTAGCAGCTACTAAGACATCAATGCCAAATAAAATCCCAACATAACATGCAATTTTTGAAGTTAGCCTTGATTTTCCACAACCCGAATGCATTCCTGCAAGTGTTAGTTTCTTGGATCTCAACCCGCGTAAAAGCATGTTAATAATTTCAAATGGGAGTGCTAACCCGACATC